AAGGTGGCTGCGGCCCTCGCAAGAGGAAACCGAGTCCAATGATGTTAATAATCTCAACGCGTGACAATAAAATTATTTATATGTTCGCAACTTGAAGATATATTAGCAGCTGTTGGTGCCATGATCTTGAGAAATCAAGGTCGGCCTTTCCTTACGTTCCTGATTGCTCAGGTTCGTGGAAGGTTAGGATATATGCGTCTTGGTTTTGTAAAACCAGCTATCCGTTACATGTCTTGGTGCTCATCCCTGGGCCGATGTCAGGGTCTTAAAGGGTTAGTAATAACTCTGAAAGCCTTGAATACATCATTGGCTCAATCCATAGCAAGAGATTTCGATTCCTTCCCTTCTACTCCTAGAGTTAGAAGAGGGATGTTAGGACTTCCTACTGTTATACCCGTGCTTCATAGAAGACGAATAGCAGCTGGGGATATCTTAATCATACGATACTGGTTTACTTTATTCTCTATCTATAGAGTTATTGAGTTTCCAGGAAAGTTATCGTTTTCTTCAATTACCGATCCTGGTAAGGACCTTTCTAGGTTCTTGCCAGATTGGTCTCGATTTTCGAGCCAGTTCTGGAGAAAACTTGTTAAATTACAAGCTGTCGACGAGGATGACTTAAAGTCTCCCCTCGATCTTCTATCCAGATTTCGTGTTTCACCTTTTCTCATTCCGAGGTCAACCCCGACGAATGATTTATATCTGTCTACGTCACCATTTGGTATAATTCGTACGGCTATAGCCTGGTCCAGATCAGATCTGTTTCCTTTCTTTAAAGATTGGTTACTGATGACCCGAAATACGAGATTCCTCAATTGGTTGGAGGAATTTAGTAAAGTAGCGCCTTCATTAATAACGAAGGAGGCATGTGATGTGCCTACTGATATTGGTAAACTGGGTTTAAAAGATGAACCTGCGGGTAAAATCCGTGTATTTGCTATGGTAGACTGTTTCACGCAATGGGCAATGAAGCCGTTGCATGATTACCTATTCACGATCTTGAAGGCAATCCCTCAAGACGGAACTTTCGATCAACTTGCTCCTGTTAAACTTTTACAGTCTAAAGGGCACAGACGCTTTTGGTCTTTAGACCTTAGCTCTGCTACGGATCGATTGCCTATTCTCATTCAGGGGGCGCTCCTGAGTCGGCTGATAACCGCTCATGGTGCTAACCTCTGGATGAGTTTGATGGTAGGACGTAACTATGTATTACCTTCTAGGGCCATGCGCCCTGATCATGAAGGTGATCGATTTATACGTTACGCAGTCGGGCAACCTATGGGTGCTTTAACATCTTGGGCAATGCTTGCGATGACCCATCATGCTATAGTGCAGATGGCAGCAGCTTTGTCTGGGCGGGTCTCTGGTGATGACTGGTTTGAGGACTATGCTCTCTTAGGAGATGACATAGTTATAGCTGACCGGCTAGTAGCCGATACCTATCTGAAACTTATGGCTGGTTTAGGAGTTGGAATCCAACTTTCTAAATCAGTCCATGATTCTTCAGGTCGAGGGGTTCTCGAATTTGCCAAAAGGGTTTACTACGGAGGTTTCTCTGTAGGGCCCTTAGCTCTTCTCGAAGTCCTCTCCGCTGCTGGTTCATTACCAGCGTGGTTGGAATTGGTACGTAAGTATCAACTATCCTTATCTCAAGGTTTAGCTCTCTTGGGATTCGGATACCGATCCATTTCTCGGATTAACCAATCATGGTCAGTGTTACCGCGTCGCCTTCAGGGATACGTAGTTAGTTACTACGGACCCGGAGGTCCTGGGTTCAAAGGAGACATTCTTAATTGGATGGCCTCTGGCGGCTCAGACTTTAAGTACCCAGATGATATCTGGATTAAAGATCTGGCTGCGTCAATTCGTCAGAGAGTAATTGATTTATTACCTCGAGCGAAGGCTTTAACTAAGTTAGTTGAAGTTGATAGAACTAGGGCTCATTATGGAACCTCCAAATATCAACCATGGCAATTGCCTAAGTTCTTATTTGTTGGGGACCCTAAGTATTCAGGGTCATTATGGCTCCGGGCGGTACGTGCTAATCCAGATGCTATCTGGTTGGTACGGGACCCGGAAACTTTGTCAGACGATCAAATTCGATCGCTGATGAGTATGATAGAATTTTGCTATCGAGATTCTTTCTTTGACCTACATAGTGAACTACGTGGACTCGAAACAGACTTAACTTTTCTAATAGAGAGTGATCTTTCATTAGATCGCTTAGCTGTTTTAGTAACTAGGGTTGAATCCCTAGAGAAAGATATAGAGGGTCTTGGTTTAGCACCTGATCTTACTATACGGCGTGAAGCCCCGCGTCCTACTGACTTTGTCAGAGGAGGTGAGTGGCTACGCCGATGGCGTTCTTGGCGGAAAGTTAGAAGAAACCTATCTGGAACCTAAGGCTCCTTAAAGCACTGGCGTACTAGACTCAATCTTTGCCGAGTAACTAGTTGAGGGATTAAAGCCCAACCAGAT